AACAAAGAATTTATAATTCGATTCAAAAAACGTTGCAAATGTATTAAATGTAGTTTAGATAAATGGTATTTAATAGAATTTCACCATTTAGATCCATCTAAAAAATATAAATCTGTAACAGATTTACAATTCAATGCTTATAGTATTAAAACAATAAAAGAAGAAGTACGAAAATGTGTTCCCATTTGTAGAAATTGCCATATGGAATTTCATTATTTGGAGAGACAAAATATAGTTCGTACATTTGAAGAATATTTAAAATTAGATATATGAATAAAATTTCAAGAATGACCGAAAACGAAAAAGCAAAAGTTTCCGGTATTATAGAACTTTACAGATGCATACAATCCGAAGGTAGCCGCTTTGGCAGACCAACCATAGCTGTTAGAACCACTGGTTGCACACACAGGTGTTATTTCGGTGAAGGAGGATGGTGTGATTCCTTCTATACCTCTATTCACCCAGAAAAAGCAATATTTAGCTTTAACGATGTCATTAAAATATATGACGAAAACCCACACATCAAGGAAATGATGCTTACCGGTGGAAGTCCCACGATGTGGCCTAAATTGGTTAATGAACTAACACACTTTGCAAATGAAAGAGATATTCTTATTACTATTGAAACTGAAGGTTCTCATTTTATTAATACTGATTATCCTATCGGGCTTATATCTCTTAGCCCTAAGTTTTCTAATAGTGTACCCGTTGTGGGTGTTAGCACACCGCAGGGTACAATCACGGATGAGAAAATGGTTTCCCAACACAACAAATATAGATTAAACCATTCAGTAATTCGTCAAACTTTAGATTATCATACAGATTATCATTATAAACCAGTTTGGGATGGTACAGAAGAAAATTTACAAGAAATTGAAGATTTTAGAATTGAGTTGAATATTCCAAAAGACAAAACATTCATTATGCCTGCTGGAGATACAAGAGAGGAATTGATTAAAATGTATCCAATTGTATTTGATATGTGTGCTGAAAAAGGATACAACATGACAGGACGGGACCACATCATTGCTTATGATACCCGTCGTGAAGTTTAAAATAAAAAATATGGGAAGAACACTTAGATTAAATTGGCGCATATTGATGTGGCATTTACAAATAACACCATCTTGGAAATTTACCTGGACTTATAATGATTACCATAAAGGTCTTAAACATGGATGGTTTAAATTATATGAATCTAAAAATTTATTTAAGTCTAGACATTTTTTTGACACTGATAAAGCAAATTAAACAATATTATATGAGAACAATATGTGCAAATATATCTGGATATAATGTTAATTTAAATTCAAAAAACAGAATCGAATCTACAGATATTCATATAATCGAGAAAGTTTGGATTACAGACACACATAAATTAGGAGATTTCACTCTTTATTCGGGTTGTTATATTAAGAATTGGTATAATTTAAAACCCAAACTTAGATTAATGACCATTAATGGTGAAGTAAATAAAAAATAAACAAATAATATGTATACAGTCACAACAACATTCGGAGATAACATTAAAATATTTTACGAAATAGTAAAGTAGGTGCGACTTTAACATATTTTTCCAATATGTATAACCATGGATCGCACCAAAATATATTATTTACATTACGGAGACAATATTCCTTTTTATATTGGAAAATCTGTTAGAATCCAAGGTAGAATTGGAGCTCACAGATCTAGATTTGGGAAAGATATTATTTTAGAAATTATAGATGAAGTTGAAACCTCTGAATGGAAATTTTGGGAATGTTATTGGATAGAACAATTTAAACAGTGGGGTTTTAAATTAGAAAATAAAAACAATGGTGGTGGGGGGATGACACACTTTATTTCAACCCCTGAACGTGGATCAAAAATAAGCCAAGCTAACAAAGGAAAAACAATGGCTCATAAAGGAAAACCATTTACAAAAGAACATAAACAAAAAATAAAAGAAACAAGAGAATTCCTCAAACATAGACCTAACACTTGGACAAACCAACCAGTTGATCAATATGATCTAGAAGGTAATTTTTTAAAAGAATTTGAATCTCAAAAAGATGCTACTATATCGGTAAATGCAAAAGGAGATGGAGTGGGGATGTGTTGTAGAGGGAAACAAAAGACCGCTTACGGTTACGTATGGAAATTTAAAAACAAATAATATGAAACAAGTACTATATTTTTCAGCAGGATACTGCCAACCATGTCGCACTTTTAAACCTGTAATGGAATCATTACAATCAGAAATGTCAATTACATTTATTGACGTTGATGCTTCCCCACAAACAGCAGCTACATGGAATGTTCGTTCTGTTCCAACAACATTATTTGTTGAAAATGGAATTGAAAAAGGACGATTGGTAGGTGCAAGATCGAAAGAAGAAATTCGATCAACTTACAATAGATAACTTGGAGGAGCGAAAGCTCCTTCATATATTTTAATAAAAATTAAAGTTATGGGAAGAGGCAGACCTTCTAAAAAAACCGCACCTAAAACTCCTTTTGTTAGAACAGGAAGACCTGTTTCTGAAAAGATTGTCACTTGTGTTGTTTATAAGAAACCAACGGGTAAGAAACATTACCTTAACACTTATGTAAACTTTGGTATTGATACCCTTATTACCAATAGAAAACATACACCTTTAATATCAGAAGATTACGAAATCGTTGATATTGGCGTAGGAAAGTCGTTCATTGAACGATATAAAAAACAATTTAACATTAAAGAAATAACAATCAAAGATTAATATGTCAGAAAATAAACGTAAAAAACAGCACGATGATTTAGAGTGCGTACAAGTAGGTTTTGCAAACGGAGTTGCACCTAACTTTCCATTATCTGAAGAAGAAAAATGGGATATGGTTGATAACGCTGAAAAAGCATATGGTGAATTCCTAACAGCATTAGGTTGTGATTGGAAAAATGATCCAAATTCACAAGACACACCTCGTCGTGTAGCAAAAGCATATGTATTTGATCTATGGAAAGGTAGATATGAAGCAATGTCCGAAATTACATCTTTCCCATCAGACGGATACGATGGTATTGTAATTGAAAGAAATATTCCAATCACTTCAATGTGTTCTCACCACCACCAAACAATTGGAGGAGTTGTACACGTTGGATATGTTGTAGGAGAAGAAGGTAGAGTAATTGGTTTATCCAAATTGAACCGTATAGTAGAATTATTCGGTCGTAGAGGAGCTATCCAAGAACAATTAACTTCTGCTATCCACAATGCTGTAAATAAAATTTGTGAGAAAAACAGAGGTGTAATTGTTACAGTAGTAGCAACTCACAATTGTGTATCTTGTAGAGGTGTTAAACACCAAGGTGCTTCAATGGTAACAACAAAAGCATCAGGTGTGTTTATGGATAATGATAATCAAGCACGTAAAGAATTCTTTGATTCATTAAAAATCAACAATGGAGGACATCAAATCTAAAGTATATTTGAGTTGGGATGATATTGAATGGTTGATTAACTATTTAGCTCAACAAATTATTGAATCTGGAGAGCAAATTGATTCTATTTATGGTTTACCTAGAGGAGGACTTGTTCCGGCTGTTATGTTATCTCATAAATTAAATATCCCCATGACTAATAAACCAATATCTTCCAATACATTGATAGTAGATGATATTTGTGATAGCGGAGAAACATTCTTCACGGTTTGGAAAAAATACAATGAAGATAAATTGAATCTTAAATTTGCTTGCTTACATTTCAAACCAGAAATATCTATATTTGAACCAAATTTTTATGGTAACGAAGTTAGAGAAGATGTTTGGATTGTTTATCCATGGGAATCCAAAGATGCAGATGCAATACAAGACTATTTAAAATAAATTATATGACACAATTAGAACAAAAACAAGACGAGCTTATCAATTTGCTCAAAACTCAAGCCATAGATTTATCTATGATGTCCAAAATTGATTTTGGAGATGATGTACTCCAGAAATGGAACCAATTAAACAAAGAAATTGATGAATTAAAAGATATAGACTATTTTTATAATAACTTATCAAAAGCAATTAAAATACCTAAATCTGAATATGTTCCTTTCATATCAGAAGTTGAAGAGTTCAATGCAGTTATGGGAAAGCCTAATAATTATAATCCGGTCATTCCCGATGAGAAGGAGTGGATGTTTGTCTATAATTTTATTTTGGAAGAACTCGAGGAATATAAACATGCGTGCGAAACAGGGAATATTGTTGAAGTTCTTGATGCTCTATGCGACATCACGTACGTTTCTCTTGGGAACGGGGCTATGTTACATGGTCTTAAGGATAAAGTATGGCCCGCGTATCAAGAAGTACAAGCCTCGAATCTTAGCAAAGCTTGCTCAAGTGAAGAGGACGCACGAGCTACAGTTGAAGCACGTTCCAAAGAACAGGGCGAACCATGTCACTATGAAAAGGTTGGGTCATATTATATCGTCTATAGAACACGTGATAAAAAAGTAATGAAAAACATTAATTACTTTAGACCAGATTTAACACAATTTTTTAACAAATAATCATGAGAGAACCATTAGAAATTATTGCAAACCTAAAACAAGTAACATATTGGTCCCAACCAAATATCAAGTTTGATGAAACTATGCAGTTATTAAACGAATTAGAAAATGCATTAACTCCAGTTGAAGTAGAACCAATTGTTGAAAAACCAATTGTAGAAGAACCAATTGTAGAAGAAGTTATTGAAGAAGTTGTTGTTGAAGAACTGATTACAGAAGAACCTGTTGTTGAAGAGGTAGTTGTTAAAGCACCAAAAAGAAACGCTAAGAAAAAATAAAATATTTAAATAAAAGTTATGTATCAATCGGTTTTCTACAATAGAATGCCTGGAGAAGACCAATGGCACTACTATCTCCGGGACGACAAAAAGGGAATACACAAATTCACTTATTGGCCTACCTTATACAAACTTGATGAAGATGGGGAGTTTGAAACACTATTTGGTGAAAGATGCTCCCCTTTTCAAGGGAAATATGATAGAAAGGACCCAACTGTCTATGAAAAAGATATAGACAAAGAACTAGTTATTCTAAGAGATTTATACTCCCACACAGATGAAATGCCCTCTTATCACAATACAGTGTATTTGGATATTGAGATCGAGATTTTAGGAGCACTTACACCCCAAACCATTAGAGAGGCAAGAGCTGAAATTACAGCCATTGCTTTGATTGACACTACAACCAAAGAAAAAATATGTTTTATCTTAGATAAAGAAGGTAAAATTGATGAGATAAACCAAGATGGTAAAATAATTATACCTTGTATTGATGAAAATACATTGTTGCGTAAATTCTTAAACAAATGGGAATTGATGGATCCTACAATTGTTGTAGGATATAACAGTGATTTCTTTGATATTCCATACATTTACTATAGAATTAAACAACGTTTAGGAGACGAGGTATATCGTTTATCTCCAATTGGAAAAATTGAAGAAAATTTATCTAATCCAAATTCACCAATTCGTATTGGTCTAGTTAACAGTTTGGACTATATGTTGCTGCTTCGCAAGTATATTATGAAGGAAGAACCTTCATACAAGTTGGGAGACATTGGAACAAAGTATGCTAAAATGGGAAAAATAGAGTACAATGGTAATCTTGATACTTTATTTAGAGAAGACCCACTTAAATTTATAGACTATAATATTCGAGATGTTGAGATTATAGAGGCACTAGAGGAAAAACAAAAATTCATCGAATTGACAGTTTTGATTTCCCACCTATGTCATACTCCATACGAATCAATTTATTATAATACAGCATTGAATGAAGGTGCTATTTTAACATATTTGAAACGTAAAGGTATTGTTGCACCAAATAAACCAACAACAACAAATCCAACAATTAGAGAATTGGAGTTGGGTGATCATATTATACACCAACGAGGTACTCCAACCATTGAGGGTACAATCTATAGTTTTGGAGACAATGAAATTATAGTCAAAACAATGGCTGGAAAATACATTAGTCGCTTTCCAAAATCGATTCGTAAAAAAGACTCATATGCTGGTGGTTATTTACTTGACCCTATACCAGGATTATATTCAGATGTATCCGATCTCGATTTTACCTCGCTATATCCTTCAATCATCAAATCACTTAATTTGGGTATTGAAACGTTGGTGGGAAGAATTGTTACAAAAAACAATTACGAACAGTACAATTCACTTGAGCAGTTAAAGTTGCGTGATCCGGAAGAAAAAATTCATATCCAAAAACTAGTTAAACGTACATATGTTTTAAAAGATGCTACTATATCTATTGGTGCTTTAATCAAATTAATTGAAGATAATGAATGGACTATTTCTGCTAGTGGAGCGTTTTATAGAACCGATATTAAAAGTATTGCCTGTGAGGTATTGGAAGATTGGTTTGATCAACGAGAGCACTATAGAGCGTTAAAGAAAACAGCAGGTAA